CTGGTTCTCTTCTTTTAACGAGACGGTCTGCAAACCAGATTCTAATTCTAGATCTTGGTACGGCGTTTCAATAAACGGCACATCTAGTTCCTTAGCTAGATCTTTCTCCAACCTACTTATGTGATCATCGAGAAGACAATTTTTATTTAAATTAACCTTTTCAGGTGTCCTCTTATCAAAATCCCTAAAGATTACTGAAGCGCATTGACGTTGGTTCTCTGTTACCTTTTCATAGTAGCGAGGTCCTGGATCTAAACCCAGTCCTCCTAACCACTTTGGAATGTAAAAAGGTATACCAATCATCTCCTCCATACCCAAAAGTTCTGCGTTATGTCCTCTGAATAAATAATCCAGATTATCATAAGCAAAATCTAATCCCTTGACCATCTCAGTATGACAATCACCAAGTGATGTTAACCGAGTGCCAACAGGTCCGTCTCCAGCTTGTTGTAAAGATCTATTCATATTCTTTACCAAACCAAAATTGACGAAAGGAACTTCTTTGAATTTTGGATGAATGATATCTCCTGAGGGTAGTCTTAGACTATAGTCTAGGTCTACTAAAAATGTTCGGGAATTCATCTCAATGAAATCACCAGAAAAGAAAGTCTTTCCTATTGAGTTCTTAAGACCAACCATGGCCGAACACTTAACCCATAACTGCGGATTCTTAATTGGAAAACAGCAGTCATCACCGTTGATAAGTCCAGGGAACTCCCTAATACTGATCTTACGACCCTTATCTAGCTCTACAGCTTTACGGCAGACAGTGAGATTAATCATACAAAGTACGACAAAAGAAAGCACTTTACCCATCGGTTGTGCCTCCACTTGCTCACCTACTAAATCTACCTTTTGTTGACCTTTCGGTCTTTCCTCATCATGATAACTATATAATACTGTATTTTTACACAAAGAATTCACACAAAGTTGAGTGTAATCTTGTGTTAGATTGAGGTGGTAGCAGATTCTCCTTACACAAATTTCTGTATAGGAACCTATCATTTCATTAGTAGCATTATCATAATCACCTGAATTAAAAACTTCATCACCCATTAACTGTTCAATGACAGCTTCCAAATGTTGTGGTGTGAGAGGTGTTCCAGTGACTGCAAAACATGCAAATTTTAAGAGTTGCTTACTTAAGAACTTTTGTATTGGTTTCAGCAAAAATGTCTCTAAAGCATTAGCAGTAGAGATTCCTCTTATTTTAAGGGCTTCTAGAAGAGCAACAAGTTTCATAGAACTTCCTCCTTCAAGACAAAGGGCAACAAGGTAGTCGATATCAAGATCTGTTCCTAAATTTTCATAATTTG